GTTAATTGGCTCCCCTCAAAAGGAAAAATGTCAGATTATCGGGGCGGATATAAGAATATACCAGCAAGGTTTGTTCAACGTGGTTTTCATCGAACAAAATATGAAAACACATTAAGAGAAGATGATTTAAAAGAACGACAAGCTGGTATTGATAGAGGCGAACCAAATGCCATTAATCCTAGGTATTCGGGAGAAGATACGAGTTTAGGAGGAAAAGATTTTATTTATTTTTATCCTGAACCCATGGATATGGGCAGAGTAAAAGTTACACATGTAAATAATGATTGGGTTTTCGAATGGGAAGACAGGAGATATTAATATGGCAACATCAAAAAAGGTAACGGAGTCAGAAGTGTCGGCCGTTGAAAAAAGAAAAGTAAAAAATTATTGGGCAAGAATTACTCTATCGTGGGGTATTGTTGGAACATTTTTAGTTTTGATCTATTTGTTATTCTTTACACAAGCTACTACAGATAATCATATGCAACTAATCAACATTTTGGTTGGAGCATATGTAGCAGTCTTGGCAAAGAGTACTGATTACTGGTTTAAGGATAAAGACGATCCAGAACACAAGGAAACAGATCAACTAAATGGTAATGGTAATAATTAATAATAATCATTAATGGGAACAAGACTTAATAACTCCATTATGTTTGCAGAAAATATTGAAAAATTAGTAAATTTTACTAAAATGACTTATATAGACGCTGTTTTACATTATTGTGAGGAACATAAATTAGAGCCAGAAATGGCTGGTAAAATGATCAATGGAAAATTAAAACAGAATATTCAAGAAGAAGCTGAAGATTTACATTTAATAGCTACTTCTGCAAAATTACCAATATGAAAGGAGGTACTTGACAAATGAAATAAATATGTTATAATAAGATATAATGATTAAGTGAAATAAATCGCAATACAAATAATACAACGCAATACGAAATATACGAAAGGAAACATATGTCGTTCGCAGATATGAAGAAAAAACGTGGAGATAAACTCCAATCCCTCCTAAAAGAAACCGCAAAACTCAATGCACCAGCACGAGGTCAAGGTGATGATGATCGATTCTGGCGTCCAGAATTGGACAAGTCAGGCAACGGAATGGCCGTTGTTCGATTTCTTCCTGCACCAGATGGAGAAGACCTTCCCTGGTCACGTTCATGGAATCATGGATTTCAAGGACCCGGTGGATGGTACATTGAAAACTCTCTCACCACTCTTGGTCAGAAAGACCCAGTAAGTGAGTATAATTCTCAACTCTGGAATTCAGGAATTGAGGCAAATAAAAATATAGCACGTAAACAGAAACGTAGGCTCACCTATGTCTCTAATGTTTATGTTCTCAAAGATCCATCAAATCCTCAGAACGAAAATCAAGTTCGCCTGTACAAGTATGGGAAGAAAATCTGGGATAAACTTAATGATAAGATGAATCCTGAATTTGAAGATGAAACTCCAGTCAATCCTTTTGATCTATGGGAAGGCGCGAATTTTAAGATAAAGATTCGTAAAGTTGATGGGTTTTCAAATTATGATAAGAGTGAATTCGAAAATCCAGCTCCTCTTGATGAAGATGAGAATAAGATGGAGACAGTTTGGAAAACAGAACATTCATTGGATGCCTTTACTGATCCAAAGAACTTTAAGACTTATACAGAGTTGAAAGAGAAATTGGATAGAGTACTTGGTTTGTCAACAGGTGATACTACCGAAACCTCAACCGGTCCGGAAGCTCCAAGGAATCCTTCAGTCCCTTTTGATGGAGGATCACCTTATATTCCAAAAGAAGCTGTTTCTCCTACACCTACTCTTGCTACAGCAGCGGGAGAGGAAACTGAAGAAGAGATGAGTTATTTTAAACAACTTGCAGAAGATTAAGCTGGAAGTATATTAGGTGGATTAGGTCGGATACTTTGAGGCACCATCATCATGCCGGATGTCGATTTGTTGATAGTGGTCGCAGGAGCATTTACAACTGATACGTTTCCTCCACTTGAAGCTTCTGCTCTTACAAGAGTTCCTTCTAAATATAAACTTGAAAGCATTTGGGCTGCTTGCATAAAAAGACTTGCAGCCTGATTGTCTAAAACTAGTTCTGGTGAAGTTGGACTTCCATGAAGTTTAGCTATTCCAGTTCCTTTGACTAATCCACCTTCTGCAAATCCCGGTATACCAGATAATTCTTCTTGTAATTTTTTTATTTCAGCCTCACGCGAAAAACCCATCATGGTCCTAGTGTCACCGGCTTTCAGTGCTACTTGATGCTCTTTAATTTTTGACTGTATTTCTTTTCCCTTTTGCTGCTTTTCTTCAGGTGTATCTTCCCAAGGCATAGATATCGATGAGAATATTTGTTGAACCTTTGCAATCATATCTTTAAATAACTGAACTATTTTATCTGGTATAGATTTAAATAATTCCATAATCTTGTCACCCAATCCAATCTTTTCTCCACCGGCACCCTCAAAGGTTAGTAGGTTCTTGAAGTAGTCTTTAATTTTTTGCCATGCTTCACCTATAAATTTTGTGAACGACCATCCACCTTCTTCTGTAGCACCTGCGTCTTTACCCCAAGATAATAATCCTGTAAACCAATCTTTTACAGCCTTCCATTTTCCCATGACCCATTCTTTGAGGGAAAAGTTTTCGGTTGATTCTGCAGCATCATCCCATCCAAACAATTTCATTAACCATACAAGTGGTTTTTTATACATGTTAACGATAAAATCTCCTATTGATAGCATCCCACCAAACAGTGCGCTAAAATATTGTGATAGCGCCGCAACTGGATCGCTGAATAAGAGATTGAACCATTCATAGATGTCATCTAAAAATTCATTGAACATATCGGAGAAAGAAAAACTATCAAGTAATTTTTCAACATCTCCAAATCCTAAGAATCCTGCAATCCAAGAAACACCATCTTTGATCAGATCCAGCATTCCAAAAATCAGACCATCAAGAATACCACCAAAGAAACCAATGATTGCATTGAAGAATGTTGCCATCATTCCTTTACTCTTACCAACTGCATCTTTTGCTTCAAAGAAACCTTCTACAAGACTAATAATGATTTGAAGGGGATAAAATAATCTAGCAAAAAAAGTTCTAAATATTTTAAAGAATTTTCCAAAAGTGGAGAAAAATTTACTAATCGGCCCTCCACCTCCACCAAAAAGTTTTGTTATTGGAGAGAAAAATTTTGATATTTTTGTTCCAAAAGTTGTTAGCATTGTTTTTAATTTAATGAATGCATTTGAAATCGCTTTGAATACTTTGCTTTCTGTAAAGAATGCTTTTATAGCGGTAATAAATTGACTAATTTTTCCACCTTTACCAAAAATGCTCTTCAGGGTGGCAGTAACATTTGGAAACATACTAGCAAGTTTCCCTCTAAGAATGTTTCCAAAAAATTTGAAGATATCTTTCCACATACTTAGAAAACCTGTTACTAATCCAGCACTTGCTCCTATAAGTGCACCAGATATTGCGCCAACGACAGCTGCACCCAGACCAACTAAACCTAATCCACCCCAAGCAAATTTCATAGCCAACATATCGGCTAATGTATCAAACATTCCTGAATCTTCTTTTTGCCAATTCAGAACATTAACATCAGTCACACCCAGTTTATCTTTTCGTGCCCTTGCGGCCTCTTTTCTAGATTCTGTTTCTGCTGCTGCAGCTGATTCTGTTGCTTCTAATGATGCTCTACTTTGTGCAACCAAAGTTTCTGTTAGATTTTGGACATTACCAAGACCTACTTCTGTGGTACCATTCAGTTTAGAAAGTTTATCACTAACTTCACTTAGTTTTTTGTCTTGTGCTGTTTCCGCCATTTATTATTTACCTTGTTTCATTTTTCTATTTTGCTCATTAATTCTTGCGTTTTCTTCTTTTAACCATTGTTGTAATAATAACACATATACTTGTCTGTCAAAAGGGGTCATATTTTCAATATCATAAAGACTCCACTTGTGATGCTGAATCATGGCGAAGTTTGTTTGAAAATGATTCGCCAAGGAGTCATGACTCAGCGCTATCCGAAAAAAGAATCAATCCCCTGAAGTGTTACTGTCGTAGATTTTCCACATTTAGTACATGTCCATGGAACATCTTTACTCAGTCTAGGCATATCTTCAAAAAAACTTCTAATTCTACCAAATTGTTCTGAATTAAGTGATTCGATAAAATCATTTAATTCCGTTTTAGTGGTATCTCTTGACTTATATATCTCTTCACCTTCCCAAATATATTCAATAGATTCAGTAATTAATTTAAATATTTCATCAGCAGTTGGGTCTGTACCTGAAGTAATAAATTTTTGCATGTTATCAAGTTCAGGATATTTTAATTTTATACCAATATCTTTTGTAATGTTTATCTTACCATTACTTACTTTGGAAGTATCTACTTCTATATCAGCAACATTAAGGTCTACTGTACAGAGTTGTTCACAATTTTCTTCTTCACATTCTATTGAATCTGGTTTTTTAAGTCTAATTGATATTTGATCCCCAACAGACTTTCCTCTAAGTTGTAAAAAGAAATATTCAATATCAAATGGTGCAAGGGTTTTAAGATTAACTTTACTTTCTGAACATGCATTCAAAACATCTTTTATTGCTTTGGTTATATGTGCACCTCCTTGTTCAGCTGCCATCATTAACACCTTTTCTTCTTTTACAAGAAAAGGTCTGTATTTAATTTTTTGTCCCGTAGAAGGGATTGTCAATTCATAAGTAGGCGTTGCTACTTTTGGTAAAGACATAATATTCTCCTATAATTCATAATTAATAATTAAAGATGAGGATTACCCCGTCCATAGTTCTGCTCGTAGGTCTTGTTAGGATCCACTCTTGTGGATCCGCCGCTTGAGCTTGATCCGGGTCCGTCACTTCTCGTCCAATATTTATATTGTAGTTGAACATCAAAAGCTGCACCATTAACCTCATCTTGTTCCCAGTCGAGTTCTGATTCTCCTATAGAAAGTGGCCAAGCTTCTATGAGCTGGCAATAATAATTTTCATAAGAGGGTACCGGTTGCTTCGCGTGATCTGAATAATGATATATTTTTATGTCTCCAACCATATCATCATAATATGCCATATTCCTTGATTTTGCTGGTTGAATATGATCTAACCAATCTTCCCAAAATTTACGTGGAGAAAAATCATTAGTATTAAAAAAACTTAAAGTCACAGGTTCAAATGTAACACCGTATGGCTTCATAACTTCTATACCATAAATCCTATCTTCTGTTGTCTGTTGAGCCATTGCTGGAATTTCTGCGCTTCTACAAAGGAAAGACCAAACCTCAGCCCGATTTCCGGTGACTAGTTTTGTGGGAGGAGTAATTGAAACAGAAAATCTACTATTTTTAGCAAGTCCACCAAGATTATCTGCTTTATTTAAAAAGCTATCTGGATTAAAGGGTCCGGCATCTGGCATAATTTTATCCTTCTTTTATG